ACTAGGCCCAAATTTATTTGTAACATAAGCAGATTCAATATAAAATTCGTTTAATAAAACCAATCCTTGTGTTTGTTCTCCGTTCAATGGATAATACGGTCCTTGGTTTGGTTCTGATATAGGTGTAACATTAACACCAATAGGTTCCCCAAACCCGCCGTCGGGCCCATATTCATTCAGTGGATATAATTCCGATGCGAATAAATTGCTTGATACATAGTTATTCGGGGAGTCAATAACATTACTTACTGTTAAATTTGTTTCGAAATTTATTGGGTTTCCTGGTGAAGTATAAGCACCAAGAACATTGTAAGGTTGTAAATTTCTTACCAACAATTGTTTTCGAAACAATTCAGAATTACCAAAAGACAAAAAACTATCTGCCATTATTTTATTTTATAAATAGATAATAGAGGTTTTTTTTACAACTAAATCACTTACTGCGGTTTGTTTTTAGTACCAGTCTCTGCTGATGGAGATTTACCAATCATAAGACTATAAATACTTTTAGCAAAATCTTGGTCATTGAATGCCGCTTCTGCCACATTTTGAAAGTCTGATTTACTTAAATTTGCAGTATTGGGTCCTCCGTTAACAGTAACTTCATGTTTTACCGTCACTTGACCTGAAGCCTCGACTTTTTTTGGATCTCCGTAAGCCTTTTCAAATGTATTTTTCATTTCTTGGAATGTTTTAGTAGCAGCATCATCAATAGCTGTTTTTCCTTTTGTTTCCATGTCTGAAAGATTTTTAACTAAATCGCTCAAGTTTTTTTGGTATCCTTGTTCGTCTCCTTTAAGCAAAGATTTAATTGACTCTTCTACAGGCGTTAATACTTGACTGATTGGTTTTCTAGTTCCCTCTGTTGTTATTGGTTGATTTATACCCCTCGCGTAATCTGTATTTAGTTTCATCATAGTAGTAAATAATTTTTCAACAGGTTCTGCGGTTGCCCTTCCAAAACCAACGGCCGCCTTTGTGCCACCTATCGCAAGATTAATTTGTTGTAGTTGAGTTAATTGATCGTATGCTAATTGTTCAACAGTTTTTGCTTGTTCCGTTTGAGATTCTTTTAATTTTGTAATATCTTCGGGAGTCAATTGATCGACTTGTTTTAACACAACTTCTCCAGTTTTCTCATCTTTAACGTTTATAGTTGCAACTCCATCCTTCATTTGTGCCATGCTAGCAATCAACTCTTTTGTTTCTTTATTACCTTCGGCAAAACTTGGAAGTTTTATTTGGGACATTTTTTTGTCAAAGTCGGCGGCTTTAATAGACATCCCGGCAAGTTCATCAGCTGTCATTCCAAGAGCTCCTGCAACTTCGCGTAATCTTCTTTGAGCTCCTGGCATTATTTCAAACTTATTTGTTTGTTCATTAAATTTTGTAAATTCTTTAGATATGTTTAATATTTCATTTTGTAGTGCTGCCGGATCATTTTGAGCCATGTCCATTGCTCTCAACGGATCTAATAATGCACCACTTGTAACTCCCAATCTTTGAAGTTCGGCCGACATTTCTATCGCTTTTTCAGGAGAAAATAAATCGTCGGCAATTTTGAATACTTTACTCATGTCTACCCCAAGTCTAGCTGCTTGAACGGACATTTTAGTTAACCCCTCAATTCCATTGTTAAAATTATACAAATTTAATTTTCCGATATTTGATACAACTAAATTAGACACCCCTGCTACTGAAACTCCAGCACTTCTTGCTGCGTTGGCAACTTTTAACATTTCATCTCCAACATCATATATTGATATTCCAACCTCTCTGAAGTTTTTAGTTAAAGTCCCTATTTCTTGTCCAGTACCTTGTGCGGCAGCACTCATTTCGACAATAGCCTCTTTACCTATACTTGCGGCCCCACCTAAACCTTCTGCCATTTTTTCTATATTTTTTACTGCGTTTTCTTGTTCAATTCCCATTCTAATTAAGTCTGGAGAAACGTCAGCTATAGATTGTCTGAATTCTTCCATTCTTCCTTTACCAACACCCATAGTAGCCGACAAGGATGTTGCTTGTTCATCTAAAAGTTTAAGGAATGGATCTTTGTTCAATCCTTCACCAGCCAACGCATTACTTACTGATTGCATAGTGGATTGTGTTGTATCTAGAATACCTTTTAATCCGACAGTCCAAGAATTAATTAATTTTGGATTAAAGTTAAGTAAGTCTGATTTTTCCTCTAATGATCCTACACCCCCTTGGATCCATTGTTTTTTAGCCTTTGCAATCTCGTCAGCAACTAATTTTTCAACCTCTGCTTTAGTAAATGTATCCCCCATTATTTAGTTTTTTAAATAAATATTTTTAATCTTTGTTTTGTTCTTCAACAAATTTTTGTATTAAATACTTTCTTACATAAGTTGGCATTGACATAAACTCTGAATATTGAGTTCGGAATATTTTGGAAAAATAATAAAGTTCATCCAAAATTGTTTTTTTATAAGGCAAAGAAAGGCCGAAAAAACTCCACCCCAAAAGTAATGTCAACCATTACTCTTTCTCCTGACGGGGCGATTACTTCTTTTGATAAATCCAATCTTGGTTCGTTACTATATAAAAATTTTCTGATGTATTTAGAATCTAATATTGGCATTGACTCCACAAACGATGATATTTTAATTCTATCTGTATCACCATCTAAAGAAACAATATGTTTATTCAATTTTGTAGTAATAGTTGGTGCCACTCTAAAAGAGGGATAGCTGGCTAGTGTTTTACTAAGGTCTATTGTTTCACTTAGAGATAGTAGTTTTAATGTTACATTTTTTTTCGAAACAGGTAATGTAACTTCAAAAAGTCCATGTTCGTTTGGACTTGTTTCTACTTTTTTATAATTCAATTCGTCTAAATAAACAGAGGTCGAAAAATTTTCGTTGGTTTTTGGGTCAACAACGGTAACTTTATACTCTGGCCCAAATGCGGTGTTTCTTAGAAATAAAAGTATAGCTTCTACATCTCCGTCTAATAATTCTTCTGGTCTTAAATCGTGTTCGAAAAGTTTATTTCTTAATAGGGGTAGTATTATAGTTTCATTAACACTTCGTGTTCCATTAAAGTCCGACAGTATGTTTTCATCAACTGCCGTTAGGTATCCTACTTTTACCGATTTTTTTTTAGATTTATAATAAACTCCTTGAGTTGGTAGGTTAATAACGTCATGTGGTAGAGTTAAATTCCCATGACCTACAGTGTATTCATTTTGTTCCATTTTTTTTAAAAAAAAGATAAAAAAAAACCGTAACTAGTAAAGTATACGGTCTTTTATAATATGTATGTTTTTTATTAGTAAACTAATATACATCTATCCATTTGCATTGAACAAGTAATTCCCGCAATACCATTCTTGCGAATATGAAAGACTTCCTCCGTCGTAACCTAAAAGAAATGCCCCTTCTAATATCCATTTTTCAACTACAACACCTGTTGGGTCTAACATTTCAAGATCTACATTTTTTTTGTAACCTGCAGCATATCCCATACGACCTGTAACAGACTCCGCACAGGTACGAATCCATTCCATAATTGCTTGAGACGCAGATGGTCCAATAGGGTCTCGAAATTTAACTTGAAGTGCTTCCCATTTAAATCTACCCGCAACATATGTTTCAGTGTTTAGAAACTCTATAGCTTTTGACGTAATCGTAAGTTTTGGGCGTGAGGTACTTTCAACATACCACTCATTTATTCCAAGTGACGATGGAAATCTGAGGATCCATCGGTTTTCCCTTTTTGGTTCGTAGGGAATCGGCATTTTCATTAACAAATCAGCCATGTTTTAATTTTTTTTTAATTTTGTTTTATTTTTTATTATAAATATGAAGTTTTGAAAAATTTTCTATTTACTTCGAATTTTTTTTAAATTAATTATTATTTAGTGGTTTAATTATTTAAATTTAGTTTTTTTTCCACCTCCTGTATGATAAATATCTAATCCTGATTCATCATCAAAATTTCTTTTCATCGCTCGAACGTTTTTTAAATCATCATCTGAAAATCCAATATATGGAGTAAAGTGATTACTTATTTTGTTCTTCAGATAAGCCTTTTCTTGTAGTCTTTGAGATAGTGTCCTAATATACTCCATAAACTGTTTCATCGCACTTACTTTAAGTTCTTCAGGATTCGCAGCAGAACCCTCACCGAAAGTGACAGGATGATACTTACACATTTCTAAATAAGATTGGATCAATTCTTCATCGGACAAATCTTCCTCATCATTTATTTCACGATATTTTCGAAGATTTTTTACTAACTTATCTTTATCTAATCCATGTTTATTTTTTTTTATAAGTTGATATATTGTAGTTTTAAATATACTTGGTGTGTGTCCTCTTGCGGTAATTATTGAAAAAATTGATCCGTTATTTACTGCCTCCACAAAATCGGGCCAAGCAGGACCTACAGGTGAATTCATAGAATCAATCAAAAATTGATCATCATATGTTACACCAAACTCTATGTAATCATCTTTTGCCGTACCGATTATAGTATGTCCTTTATAATTAAAAGGTTTTTTTCCTACAATTTCTCTATATTTAGCAAAATCTTTTGTGGTCATACCAACAACATTTCCTTCATCATCCTTTAGACGGATAAAAGTTGGCATATACATTAAATTATCATCCCAGTCAAACGCATAATATTTCATTGTTGGTGTCAGTTGGTCTTGTATTATTTCTGATATAATACCTCTTACTAATTTTTTATAGTCCATAATAATAAATATTCTATAAATAAAAAAAAGGGGAACTAATGTCCCCCTTTCATTTTAATTAACCACACTAAATGTTTTCGAAAGATGCTCCTGTTGGAGTAATATAGAATGTAATGTCAATGAATTCGAGAGACCTTGTTGGTTTGATGTAAATTTTTCCTGTTAATTGGTTTCTATCAATATCTTCAGGATCGCTTGAAACTGTAACTCTGAAGTCAAATAAACCTCGATCTCTTCTAATTG